AGAGGCTTTAGAGTAATCTCGTAAATTAAGCCTGGTTCAAATGCTGTAATAATAGGATCTTCTAATACGAAGGGCTTAGGTTCTTTAACACTGTCAGCCCATTTGGTATGGAGTGCTTTCCATGTGGTCAGGCACTCCTCAAAGTTACTAGTTTCACGTACCATAATGTGAGCATTATCTTTACGTAAAATTGCTACTTGATAGATAGTTTTGTCTTTAGACATTATAGATCACCACTCGTATTAGTTATCCCGGTTTTTTTCTTACCTTTGCCGCCGGTTCTATTTGAGTTACCTCGGGGTGCTCCTCTACCGTCGCCATTCTTGCCTGGCTGTATAGAACTACCTTCGGAATGTTTAGCCCGGTTATCTATCTTACTTCCAGAAACGTTCAATTCAGATTTATTCATATCTGGAGAGTCAAATCCTTTTTCGTCATATTTATCAGCTAATTCTAATTGAGTATCAGTTTCGCTGTGAGCTTGTTCTGAAGCATCTTTTCTAGTAGTCTTAAGTAGTTTGGCTATCTCAGAATCAGTCATGTATGGATAAAGCTGTTTAAATGCTTGTGTATCTCCTGACTGCCTAATCTTAAGTTCCATAATAATAGTTTCCATTTGAGTTTTTGGATCAACTGGGAACTTAGGTTCAACGTAAGTAATTTCTAATTTAGCGTCTTCACTAAACTTCTTATCGCCAGATTTACTGTAATGAGTATTCCACAGTTTTTTAATTACTTGAAATAATTGTTGTTCACGCTCATTAAATAGTTGACCACGACGACGGTTCTGATCAATTACTCCAGCCTTGTCCATCCATAGGGCGAAACCAGAAGGAGCCATCTTATCTTTATATTTAGGCATTAGACCGTGGTTAACACGAACCATGTCAGTAATGCTCTCAATAGTTTTTAGTAAACCAGTAATATCAGCTTTAGGGTGCTCAAATTTAAAGTCTCCCTTTTCGCCTACAGCAATGGCTGTATCTGGACCAATAGAGAAACCTAGTGCGTTAGCATCAGCATTACCATCACGGAATGCTCCGAAGCCGCTATCGAAGTTTCTGAAGTTACCTGAGGCTGCTGTACCACCACCTACTAGACCGCCAAAACGGCTCTGAGCAAGCCCACCACGTAGTATACCGGCATCATCTGATGGACGACCTTGACGAGTGCCTGTAGGCCGTTCTACGCCTGTTAAAACAGGTACTCCGAAAGACTGGAATTTAGCAATATGATTTAGATCAGTAATCCTCATATTTGTAGCATGGTTTGCGTAAATAAGAGGTTCATTAATTGGTAGAAAGTAGTAATGGGCAGGGTCCGAGTTAAAGAACGGAACTGCTGGGATCATACCGTAAGGATTGTCTACTATAGTGTCCTCGCCACCACGGTTAATAACCTTGTGCTTATCTGGACTCCAGTAGATCATATTAGGGGATTGGGCGTTCGGCGCTTGTTTGCCGCTGTTTTTACTGCCGATATCTTGATCGCCGTAACCGGCTGTAGGAGGAATATTGGTAGCTACTTTGCCTTGGTTAGCTAATCCGGCGAATCCGCCGAACTTAGTACCAAAGCCTATTAGAAGTTCTGTAATGTAGTATGGAGACGCACCATGGCGAATATCGTAAACGCCGCCGTGCATTACGTCGAGTTGGACCTTACCGCCGACATTCTCCTTAACAGAGAAGCCCGTATTTTCGTCTATAAATGAGACTTTAATTAATACAGTCCCTAGTAGCTTAGTCCAACGATCCGTTTTTTCCATAGTCATTAGATAGCGACTATGATCCATAACTTCTTCCCAAAGCTTTTGATCGTTAGGTAAAGACTTACCTTTAGAATCAACTACTTTGTAGATAGGAGTTTCTTTGTATAAAATAGAAGTTTCGTCAATAATCTCTTTAGTAAGATTCAATGGTAGAATCTGTTGCTTTTCTGGATTACGGAACTCTCTGACTAAATCTAGCCAGATAAATTCATCTTGGCGACCTTCGTAGAAGGCTAACGCAATCTCAGTGATCCACTGACGATAGTAAACATCTTCGTATAGATATACTCCAACGGAACTTAGTCCACCGAGCCTACTAGCAGGATTATTGGCAATGCCTAGATTAAAAGAAATAACGCCTCCTAGCAGGATTCACTATATAGTCAGTATTTGTCTATATGGTTAGTATATACTAAAACAAATAATTACTTAGTCTTTTTAGGTGCTTTTTTAACTTCTACTTTCTTAGGAGCAGCCTTAGGAGCAGCTTTAGGAGCAGCTTTAGGAGCAGTTTTGGTAGCTGCGCCTTTTAGATGCTTAGCTCGTTCTTTGAACTCATTTTCTAAATGAGGAGCTAATTCTTTATCGTTTTTATGCTTTTCTGCTTCAATCATAGTATCAGCAGCATAACGAGCTTTGTGCTTTAGTTCTTCGTGACGCATTTGTTCTTCTGGCTGATTTAACATATTTGACATGAAAACTCCGAAAAGGTGAGTGAAAAGAAGGCAGGACCAAAGTGGACACTATTAAGGATGATACTATATCACTAACCGCCTTCTATGTCAATTACTTAGTTAGATCAGGACCTTTGTGGGCAGTTGAAGGCTTACCTTTGCCTGCGCCTTTATCATGACCATCACTTGAATCAGATGGGTCAGTTGAGCCAGGAGCATGAGCTTCTGGGACGCCGACTTTACCACTATCTGGGAGGCGCTTGCCTCGTGACTTGACGCTAGGAACACTTGCTGGAACTGAACGACGCTGTGCCATGGAAACTCCTTATTGTTTTGTTAAACTATGTGAAAATTGTTTTGGATCGAGAACTTCTGAGGGTTCTCCCAAAAAGGCAGACTGACTACCTTTCATTTCTTTAGAATCTACTAAAAGCTTGCCGACTGCGTAAGCAAACGCAGAACCTAAACCACGGTCTTGATCTTTGGCCATTGGTTTCTGATGCTTATCTGAATCGGTACCAGTTTGTGGTGTCTTGCCTTCAGATTGACTAGCTTTTTTTACTTTCAAACGAGTATCACTAGTTTTAGTTTTTACTGCCATTATTTGTGTCCTTGTTTCAAAAGCCAAGCTTTTGCAAAGTTATTTAATGTTTCTATTCTATCTTTATTATTTAGATGTTTGTAAGTTTCATTTTCTGTAGCTCCTTGGAATTCCTTAAAGATAGCTACTAGTAAATTCTGCTTTACTTCCATATTATTTGCCGATGTAGGCAACTCGGCGTCATTGATTTTAAACAGCCTATCTTGCCTATAAATTAAACTCATTACTTATTAGCCAACACTAGTTTACCAGTACCGCTTGCCCACGTAACCCTAACGGATGCAACGTTATGAGTACTAAAGCTAACTACGGCATTAGAAGCGCCAATTGCCGTAGAGTTGGCAAAATTGACGCCATTAAGAGAAAACTCAATAGTACCTAGAAGAGTACCTATTGCTTGAAAGCTAATTTTAGAATAGACATCACCCAGTTCTAGAATCTGAACTGTGTTTACGCTATCTATGGTAGAGGTTATTACTTTATCGCCAGTACGAGTAGACTGTTGTAAAGATTGTACATCTTGTTTTGAATAAGCCATTAAAATCCGTGTCCTATGGTTAGATGAGATCCGGTGTCGTGCAGCAGAAATACTAAAGCGTATCTAAGAGCATCCAATAAACCTTCATATCCTTCTGGAGATTCTGCGTAATCTTCTTTAAGAGATCCTGCTTTAGTCTTCTGAAATTTAGCAGTACTTAAAGCGTAGATCATATTAGGACAGTTTCTAGAGATAAATAACTTTGGTACTGTCTTCTGTAGATTATTCTCTAGTATTATAGGTCTACCTTTAGAGTCAAATTCAGGAAACTGTAACCAGTGTCTAATCATATCAGACCCTGTTTCCCTATCTTGTTTTAGACCTTTAGGTTTAAATCCGAGAACACTCTCGAAGTCGTCCCAAGCAGACCTACCATTAAGTTGTCGCTGATTACCGGAGATATCGGCTACTACCTCAGAAACTTTAATATCCATGAACTTACTTATCGGCGTCCCTTCAGCAGCCCAGATACTATGTGCAATCTTAGTAAACTGATCTTCTTTATCAATTATCTGCTGGGCTTGCATGTATGAGGTAGTTCTCGGAGTAAATTTCTCGTCAAATACTATAATATCATTAAACTTGTTTACTTGAATAAATATAGTAGAAGCTGGTCTAGCAAAGTTGTGGTCACAAGCTGCGATGATCGGACCTTCAGCTGGATGATAGGCGTAGTCCACTACGTTAGGAAAGTTGCTCTCTTTAGTAATCTCTGTCTGGAACCCTGGAAAGGCAATATCAGCTACAGCTTCAAAATCTGCTAAGTATTCTTGTCGAAACTGAACAACTTTACCGTTATTTGCTGCTTCTCTATAAGAATTATCTATCTCTTGTTTTGATTTTTCTGGAGTAGAAGCTAGTAATGGGTTGTCGTAACTGGTCTGTTTAAAAGAACTCCAGTCACTCATATCATCATTTACGCCTAAGCTGTCATTCATAGTTATATGAAGTTCGCCAGCTCGTTGCCTAGATCCTTTTTGTCCCATAAGGAACATTTTATAGAACCCGTTGCGACCCCTCGGCGTTGAGATGAAAATAGCACTACCTTCTTTGTCCATGAGGGTAGGCTTTAACATCTGTACCCAAACGTCGTAGATAGTATCATCTAAGGCGGCTTCGTCCACGATAAGAAGGTCAAGAGCTTCACCGGCCATTGAATCTTTATTTTCTAAAGACTTAGCTTCTAGTACTGAACCCCAAGGAGTCTCTAGGTAGTACTCCCCTCGTTGGTTACGTGCTCT